AACTGGGAGTGCTACCAGGGCGTGTCGACGGATTCATGGCGCGCGAGCTGCGGCACGGACGGGAAGTGGACCGGCGCGGCGACGCTGGCGGACAGCCCGGTGTTCTTCAAGGAGGACTGCTTCCATCGGGTGTATCCGTCGGCCTCGGGGGCGCATCAGGTGGTCGTGCAGAAATGCGCGGGTGTGCAGAATGGGTCGAGCAAGAGCTTGGTCGTGGTGGACGACCGGCTGTATTACAAATCGCGCATGGGCGTTTGCGTGTACGACGGGAGTCTGCCACAGGAGATCGGCGGCTGCTTCGGGACGAAGCTCTACTACAACGCCGTGGCCGGCGGCGCCAGAGGGAAGTACTTCATCAGCATGGAGGATGAAGGTCATAACTGGTCGCTGTTCGTCTACGACACGAGAAAAGGCTTGTGGCACAAGGAGGACAGCACACACGCAAAGGACTTCGCGCGGGTGGACGATGAGCTGTATTTCCTTGAGGACGGGACGCTCAAAACCGTGTACGGGAGTGTCGGGACGCTGGAAGGCCCGGTAGGCTGGATGGCGGAGACGGGGATCATGACGTATGGACTCGTCGGGAAGAAATACGTCTCGCGCATCAATCTGCGGATGCAGCTGCCGAAGGGGTCGAGCGTCGATTTCTGGGTTCAGTATGATTCGGACGGCGTGTGGCGGCACTGCGGACATATCGAGGGGCGAGGCCTCAGGACCTTCCTGCTGCCCATCCGCCCGGCCCGGTGTGACCATCTGAAATTCCGGCTGACAGGAAAGGGCGAGATGAAGCTGTTCAGTCTGGCGCGGGTTTTAGAGGCAGGGAGTGACGCATAATGGGATCTTTAACACTTGCATACCCGTCGATCGCGGGGAAGACGACGCAGGAGCAGCTGGATAGCATGCGGCGGTATCTGTGCTCCGTGACGGAGCAGCTGAACCTCGCCGACTGGTCGGCGAAGGCAACGCTGACGGAGATCTCGCAGGCCATCGACGCGGACAGTTTGCCCGAGGCGGAGAAGAAAACGACGCTCTCCGGCTACGGAGCGCTGAAAGCGCTCATCATCAAGACAGCGGACTTCGCCGCGGCGAATTCGGAGACGTGGTCGACGAAGCTGTCGGGCAGCTATGTCGCCATCTCGGACTTCGGCAAGTACCTCGAGAAGACGCAGCTGACGATCGAGGGCAATTCCGTCGGCATCAAACAGCTGTATGACTACACGGCGGGCGTCAACAATCAGTTCTCGGTGAACTCGAAGCAGTATATCAAGACGGGGCTGCTGTACTACAAGGACGCTGTGCCGGTCTACGGCGTGGGCGTGGGGAACATCGAGACGACGGTGACGGACGGCGGCGAGAAGGTCATCGACCAGACGAAGAAAGAGCTGGTGACGGTGACGCCGGACCGGGTGAGCTTCTGGCAGGACGGGCAGGAGGTCGCGTACCTCAGCGATAAAAAACTGCACTTCCCGTCCGGGACGCTGGAGGCGGCGGGGGCGGTGCTGTCGGGGAAGATCACGGCGGCAGCGGATTCGACCTTCGGGCCGTGGACGATCTCGGAAAGCAGCATTTTCCGCACGGCCAACGAATTTGGGGGCAGCGCAAGCATGTACTTCGGCACGAGCGGGCTTTCTATCAAGGACAAATTCAAGGTCGACGCGAACGGCAAGCTGACGTGCACGGGGGCTGAGATCGGCGGAACGATCAACGCGACGGATCTGAAGCTCGACGGTACGAGCATCCAGAAGAAGCTCAAGCAGATCATGGATGAGATCAACATCATCAGCAACGGTCTTGAGATCGCGGGTACGAACTTCTCGAACGGCAAGATCAGCGGCGCGGAGGGCAGTCTGCAGTTTACGTCCTCCAGCTCGGCGGCCTATGCGGTCGACCTGTCCGGCCCGGCGGTGCGCGTGCGCTCGACAAGCGGCGATGTGTATCTGCAGAACGCGGCGGGGACGGCCAGCATGCAGATAAAATCGGACGGGAGTATCCGGTTTATCGCTTCCGGCGGCGTAAGCGGCATTACGCCGGTCTTCGGATAGGCAGGTGGTCTGAGTGGCAACGCTATCCGGAGCATCGGGTACGCCGACAAGTATCACGCTGACGGTATCCGGTATGTCGTCAACGACGAAGTACAAACGGAAATATGAATATATCCTTGCGGGACAGGTCATGGCGACCGTGACAGACACGACCGCGGGCACGACAACGGCCCACCGGGTCATTACTGGTCTGACACCGGACACGCTGTATATCTGCCGCGTGCGGATCTACAACAGCAGCACGGGGGCGCTTGTCGCCGAGACAAACTCCATCAGCGTGCGGACGCTGGCACAGTCGACCTCGCAGGCGACGGTCAGCATTCTAAACTTCCTGGATAACCTGACGCAGCTGGCGAGCGGGTCCTTCAAAGGCGATATCGGAGATACGTTTTACATTTCGGCCGCGGGCACGCAGTATCAGACGTACTCGCAGCAGTATCATTTCCTGTACTTCCGGCTGTCGTCGCAGAATTACAGCACGGAGCACGACGCGAGCTATCCGATCCCCATCCAGGAAGGGCAGACCGTAAAGGTCTACTACCAGAGCAAGACCACGACGATTCCGATCTACAACTACCTGGACGGGCAGCACACGCTGTCAGACGGGTCCGTCTCCGGCACGATCGGCAATTCGTTCTTCCTGTCCATGTCCGGCACGCAGTACCAGACGTATTCGCAGGAGTATGAATTCCAGTATTTCAGGCTCGCGTCGGAAGGGTATGCGACAAATCACGCGGCGACGGAGACAATCCCCATTACGAGCGGGCAGGCCGTGCGCGTGTACTACAAGACGAAGATCACGGCAGTCGCACCATACATCAGCGGGGTCACGCTGACGAAGAACACGGCGACGGTCACGTGGGACAAAAACGGCGGCGGGTACGGAAGCTGGACACTCTACTGGGGAAAGACGAGCTATACGGCCATCGGCTCGCAGTCGATCGGCAGCTCACCGGTGACGGTCTCGGGGCTGGACCCGGGCACGACGTATTATTTCTGGATCGTCAACAAGGCCGGGACGGACTCGAAGACGTCCAACACCGTATCCGGCGATACAAAGGCGCAGATCGCGGCCTTCGCGTGGACGAGCGACGATGCGTCGTATATCGCGGCAGGGAAGGCCGTGACATACCTGACGGCGGCAAGCTGGAACCGGCTGACGGCGAAGATCAACGAGGTCCGGGCTGCCAGAGGCTACGGGAGCATTTCCTTCACGACGGCCTACGCCGGGCAGACGATCACGGCGGCCATCTACAACGAGGCGGCAAACGCCATCGGGAATCTGGCAGGCGCGGGAAGCGTCAGCACGGTATCGGCAGGGACGAAGATGGAAGCGACGTACTTTGCAAACAGCTATTCTGCGCTCAAGGAAGCGCTCAACCGGGCAATCAGCAGTTATAACGGATAGGAGGAGCTATGAATATCACAAAAGCAGTGGTGCAGCTGCGGGGACGGCTGATCGAGGACATCAACGAGGCGGGGCTGCCGCCGGTCATCGTGGGATTTGTGCTGGACGGGATCCAGAACGAAGTGGCAAGACTCACGGCGGAAGACCTGCGGAAGGAGGAAGCGGACAATGCAGACAGAGCAGATGCAGACGACCATGCAGAATGACACGGCAAGCGGGCTGACGGCGCGAAAGGCCATCGGCGAAGAGCAGGCCAGAAAGGCCATGGACACGCTGCAGAAATACCGGCAGGGCAAGAGCGCGCTGGAGGCGCGGGTCATTGCGTCGGAGGACTGGTGGCGCATGCGCAGCTGGCAGCGGATCCAGAAGGGAAACCCGGAGGATGACAAGTGGACGTCGGCGTGGCTTTTCAACGTCATCATGGGTAAGCACGCGGACGCGATCGCGGCCTATCCGGCTCCGGCCATCCGCCCGCGGGAACCGGACGACCGGGAGGAGGCGGCGAAGCTTTCCTCGGTGCTGCCGGTCATTCTGGAACAGAACGACTTCGAAGAGGTCTATTCGGACAGCCAGTGGACGAAGCTCAAGCAGGGCACGCTCATCTGGCACGTGAAGTGGGATTCTTCGAAGCTGAACGGCCTCGGGGATATCTCGGTGCAGCCGGTGGATATTCTGTCTTTCTTCTGGGAGCCGGGCGTCCGGGATCTGCAGAAGTCGAAGAACATCTTCCTGACGGAGATGGTGGACAACGATCTGCTGGTCGAGAAGTACCCGGAGCTGCGGGGAAAGCTCAACTCCAATCCGCAGATCCAGCAGAAGTACAACACGGACGACGTCATCAATTTTGACAACAAGTCGATGGTGGTGGACTGGTATTACAAGAAATATCAGAACGGCCGGCAGGTGCTGCACTTCGCAAAGCTGGTGGGCGATACGGTTTTGCAGTCGACGGAGAACGATACGGAACAGAAATATGACACGCTGACGCTGCCAGACGGGAGCATTGTGCAGCAGCCGGCCGGGCGGCCCATGGCCGAGACGGGGCTGTATGACGACGGGGAATACCCGTTTGTGGTCGACGCGCTGTTCCCGGTGGAGGGGAGCATAGCGGGATACGGCTATATCGACATCGGCAAGTCGACGCAGGAGCAGATCGACCGGATGAACCAGGCGATCGTGAAGAACGCAATCATGGCGACGACGCCAAGGTGGTTCAAACGGTCGGACGGGTCGGTCAATGAGCAGGAGTTCGCGGACTGGACGAAGCCGTTTGTACATGTGGACGGGAATCTGGGGCAGGACAGCCTGCAGCCGATCCCGGTCAACATGCTCAACAGCAATTATATCGCCATTCTGCAGAACAAGATCGAGGAACTCAAGTGGACAACGGGAAACACGGACGTCAACAACGGCGCGACGAGCTCCGGCGTGACGGCGGCCTCGGCCATTGCAGCGCTGCAGGAAGCGTCCGGCCGGAGCAGCAAGGACTCCACAAAGTCGGCTTACCGGGCCTACGCACGGATGATCCGGATGGTCATTGAGCGGATCCGGCAGTTCTATGATCTGCCGCGGCAGTTCCGGATCATCGGGAAGCGCGGGGCAGAGCAGTTCGTACAGTACAGCAATCAGGGGCTGCAGCCACAGACGCTCTACGGCGCGAACGGACAGCCGGACGGGCTGCGGAAACCGGTCTTCGACATTGAGGTCTCGGCGCAGAAGGCAAGCGAGTACGCGTCCATGGCGCAGAACGAGCTGGCGCTGCAGTTCTTCCAGCTGGGGTTCTTCAACCCACAGATGGTGGACCAGACGCTTGCGACGCTGGACATGATGGACTTTGACGGGAAGGACTCAATCATCCAGAAGGTCCAGGAGAACGCGGACCTGCAGCAGCGGCTGGTCGAGTGGCAGCAGCTGGCGCTGGCGTTGGCAGACAGGTACGATCCGGTCATGGGTGAGGGGCTGGCGCAGCAGATCCTGCAGGAGGGCGGACAGGCCGTCCCGCAGGCGAGCACCGCGGATACGCAGAAGCCGGAGATCAGCACAGGCGAGACGCAGGAGCCGAAGATCGTGGAGAATGCGCGCAAAAAGTCGGAAGAAAGCACGCAGCCGGGATAAGAACCGACGCACAAGCTCAGCTTGCGCGTCGGAAAGGAAGAAATGATCTCAGAGGATAAGAGCCGCCGCTTGCGGCGGCCCATTCCGGCGAGATTATTTCTGGCTGGCGTGGGGTGAAGTTGGGAAAAGATTGTGCTACGATGATTTTAGAATAAACGCCAGAAAGGAATTTACAGCATGGAAGGCGAATTCACGGGCGCAGGCGCTCAGACCATGGGCGCAGCTGACGTCGCCGGTCAGCAGAGCGGGCAGGAGGCAGTTGCACAGGCGCAGGTGCAGCAGCAGCCGGCCAACGTCCCCGACGCTCAGGGACAGGGTACACAGGAAGAAACGTTTGACAGTCTGATCCGGGGCAGGTACAAGCAGGACTTTGATTCTGCGGTGCAGAAGGTCGTAAAGCAGCGCGTGCGCGGGCTGAACCAGTACAAGGGGCAGGCCGAGGCGATGGCACCGATCATCGACCAGCTGGGCGCGCTCTACGGGATCGACACGTCGGACCCGCGGAAGACGGACTTCGCAGCACTGGCACAGCGCTTTTCCGCTGACGAGCGGCTTTATAGCGCGGAGGCCATGGAGAAGGGCACGACGACGGACGCGCTCAAAAAGGAGTACGCGGGCCGGGCCGAGAATACGGCCATGCGGCGGCAGCTGCAGGAGTACCAGATGCGAGAAGCCTTTGCCGGGATCCAGGCAGACTTTGCCCGGGATGTAACGGCGCGGTACGGCGCGGACTTTGAGACCGAGATGCAGAACCCGGATTTTGCGCGGCTCATGGGCGCGGGCGTGCCGCCGAAGACGGCCTATGAGGTCATCCACCAGCAGGAGATCGCACAGGCGCAGGCGCAGCTGGTGGCGGACCAGGCGCGGGAGAACGTCATGCGGACCATCCAGGCGCAGGGCGCAAGGCCGCAGGAGATCGGCTCCGGCGCTGCGGGCGGAGAGAACGTCCCGATGAAAACACACTGGTCACGCGCGGAGGTGGAGGACATGCGCCGCCGCGCGGCAAGAGGGGAACGAGTGATCCCCTGAGAAAGGAGATAAGAAGCTATGTTTGAATCCAAAGTCGGATTTCAGTATTTTGCTGACGCCGGTACGCTCGTCAACGCGACCGGCAACTACGTAAACGCAGGCACCGGCCAGACGACCGCATTCAGCGGCAACGACACGCTCGCGCCGACCATGAAGACGTTCTACGACACGCAGCTGCTCGAGAACGCACGGCCGAACCTCGTGCATGCGCAGCTGGCAGGCCGTCAGGCGCTGCCGCGCAACCACGGCAAGACCGTCGAGTGGCGCAAGTGGAACACGCTGAAGGACGCGGAGGAGCTGACCGAAGGCGTCATCCCGACCGGCCAGAAGATGGGCCAGACCAGCACGACCGGCGCGATCAAGCAGATCGGCCTGTACGTGACGGTCTCCGACCAGCTGGAGCTGCATGCGCTGGATAACGTCATCCTGGGTGCGACCGAAGAACTCGGCGCTTCCGCCGGCACGTCCATCGACAAGCGTGTGCGCGACGCGGTCGTGGCAGGCTCGAACGTGCAGTACTGCGACAAGGTCGCAGCGGGCGGCGCGCATACGGCAGTCACCAGCCGCGCGGGCCTCGACCTGACGGCGAAGCTGACGCCGGACGAGGTCAACAAGGCCGTGACGACGCTGAAGAAGATGAAGGCCCCGAAGATCGACGGCAAGTACGTCGCGATCATCCACCCGTCGGTCGCATACGACCTGCGGTCCTCGGACGCATGGGTCGAGGCGCACAAGTACGCAGACGTCACGCCGCTGTTCTCGGGTGAGATCGGCGAGCTGCACGGCGTCCGGTTTGTCGAGACGACGGAAGCGAAGA